TGTATAAGAAGTGGTTATATAATATATAATCTATGAACTTATTAAAAGTTTTTCTACAAGCTCTAGATCTTCTTATGGGTTTATGTAAGTATTTACTTTCATTTATACCGAACCAGAAATCAGCTATAATTAGAACCATAGCTAATCCTATCATCCACCTTAGATTGTGGAACATTTCAATGAATTCTACAGTCATAGGCATAATCATTACTTTTCTTAGGCTATCTTGTAAGCCTACTCCTGAGATTTCTCTAATGTCCATGATATATTATCAGTTGCTTTTATATTTAATTCTTTAGTTACATCTCCTATAATCATACCATCTTTATTGCCTACCCAATTAAGTACTATAGGTTCTGCTTCTAGAGTAATTAATCTGATATTAGCTGAAAAGGTATAGGTATTATACTTACAGGTAAAAGATGTATCTCTTTGTACTTCTATGTTTCCATATACATTCTTCAACTGATCTTCAGGATTTTGTGAATAAGGTACTTGTTTAAATTCTACATTACCATTATCTATAATATTACCCAACTTATCTAATAACTGTAATCTAAACTTAGGATAAGCTCCTCCCTTTTTATACCTATAGATTACTCTATTAGAGGGTTTATCATCTAACCAATTATTAGTCCAGATATTTATAGGAACTATTTGGAATTTATCAGGTATTAAAGTTCCAACTCTACCATCTTTAACTTTAAAAGTAACCTTATTTACTGTACCTAATCTAAGAGATCTTACTGATGATCTTATAGTAAATATACCAGGTACCTTAGATTTAATTCTCAATCCTTTCCTCTCTTCTGGTACTTCTATAGCTTCTAAGGTATATTTATCATTAGTAAATATTTGCTCTTCTCCAGATAGTTCACTATGACCATAACCGATTATATGGTCAATATTATCTGGACCTGATATTACCCAAGATAATAGATTACTCTTTATACATTCCTCGGTATAATCATTTAGTGGTTGATATTTTATGGTAGCTCCTGCTTCACTAGAAATCCCCTGTATGGTATCTTTAATAGTATCTTTAAAATCATCATTATAATCGATATATAGGTTAAAATCTATATTCTTATCAGTTATTTCTAAGGTAGCTGGTTGATTTCTAAGAGTATCTCCCATAGTAGGTACAAAAGTATAAGTTGTCATACTCAAAGGATTCCAAGTATCTCCATTTTTCAGATATATAGAAGTACCTAACACCTGAACAGTAATATCTTTAGGTAATTTACCTGGACCTATTGGTAGTATATTAACCTTAACTAAACAGTCGGTTAATAACCAAGGCATAGTGCTTATTTTAACATTGTCTACCTTTTCATTTAACTTATCAATCTCTTCATATTTAAGTTTATCTTTATAAGGTTTTAGTGGATCTTTTATATGACTATACTTATAACCTAATAATACTTTATAAGCTGGTACATAATCCTTAATAATAACCTCTACTCTGTAATTAGGATTCTCTAATATATAAAATCCAAAAGTACCGGCTTTATTTATCTTCCACTTAGTTAAATAATTATTTCCTTCAAAGGATTTTTCACTAACATTCAACCATTCAGAAAATACTCTACAAGGTTGCTTAGTACCATCCTCATTTAACTTATAAGCTTCTATAGTAACCTCTATAGGTTTTACACCATCTAATTCTTTGGTATGAGGTTGAACATAGATTACATAATTACTTACTCCAGTGTATTTAGTATTTTTAACCTCAAATTCAAAAGAATCTGAAGAAGATTCTAAGTAAAACCTATATTTATTAGTTACTTCCTTTATATTAAAGGAATCTTTTACTCTATAAACAGAAGGTATAGTAAAGATCTGCTCTCCATAGTACCTAGAGTATTCTGATTGACCTTTATAATAATTGGGATCTTCACTAGCTTTCTTACCTTTAGTATATACCATATCACTATACCAAGGTATATTTTTTACTAAATTACCTTCTTTATCTACTAACCTTACTTTAAGTAGAATATCTTCTCCAGGTTGTAAATCTACCTCTGCACCAGTAGCTTGAGGTAACCATTTATCTCCAGTTTTCAAGAAAACATTAAAATTATAATCCTTTTCCTCATGGTTCTTACCATTCAATATTAAGTTAGATACTGTATGGAAAGGTAGGTAAGTATCTATCCAATTCTTTATTACATTCCAAACTTCTTTCATATTAGTAGATATTAAAGGGTTTATACTTACATAAAAATCAACTTGGCCATGTAGAGATATTTCTCTATATTCATCAAAATTCTCCTTTGAATCAAAACTACTCATATCGAAATAAGGCCATAAATCAGTACTATCGGTATTATCTCTAGATATAGAACCATCTCTAAAATCCGATAGATAATCAGGAGAAGTTTCCTCTATATTCTTCAGTTCTAATAGATTATCCTTATTAGAATATAATCTGAAGATTATTTCATAAAACTTTCTACTACCTCTTATCTTATAAAGAGATATTACATATCTTATTAAATCTATCTTCTGTTCTTTACTTAAATTAAAAATAGATTTACTATCAGGTTTAGCAAAAGGAAATTTACCAAATGATTCCCATATATAGTTTAAGTAAACATCATCTATATCTTTGTCTACCTTTAAACAATGTTCTAGAGTATTATCTATACTTTTCTTAATATTATCTTGGAAATAAGTACCACATATTTCTAGAAATTTCTCTAATATACCTTTTCCATTAGAATCCTTATAAGTATCAGAATCCTTATAATAAAAAGGTAAGTACTCTATCAAATTTTTTATATCTATCATATCTATAGAGTTTCTTTAATATTCGTATTTAACAATGAAGGATCATCAAATACTATCTGATTAAATCCTGTATCTTCATAATCTACATTAGGTTCACTTATAGTAAACTCATACCTAGAACCTAAGTTATAAGTACCCTTTATACTTATAGAAAACTTAAATCCATTTTTAGTATCTTCTATTAAAATGTTGTTAGATATCTGTTGATTCTCTATAACAAAATTACCTGAAGTAGAACGTAAGTTAAAAGTATTATCTACTCTCATGATTATTAGATAAGTCATAGAACCATTAGCTTTCTCTATATCGTTTAATTCTAAATCTAATTGAATATCTCCCTTAATTATCTTAGGCCAAGGTGAAATAAAGAACTTATTTATATACAGATAATCTACTGAAGGTAAATTATCTAATAAAGCATATATATCACTAACTCTAATATTACCTCCTATCTTAGAGGTATTACCAGAATAAGAATCATATAAAGCCATTAATACTTCATTATATATCTGAGAACTCTTATAAGAAGGTTTACCTGTAATATTCAAACTGAGATGTATTTTAGATACTCCAGCTGATTTTACCGTAACTCTATTGGCTAACATATTCTTATCTTGAATGATATTAGATACTTTTGAAATCATTTCTGATGATACTGTAGTATCTCCCGTAGAAGGTGAGATATATAGATTTAATTTCCTATTGAATATCTCTTCTAGTTTAGCATCCTTTATACCTGGTATAGATTTAACGCAATCTATTAAATCATTACGAGTTACTATTATACCCATAGTTCTAGCTTGAATAGCTACGTGAGAACGTAATAACTCCATATCCTCATAATTCTTACCATCTCCAGCTGAATTAGGATTATTACAGGTAGCAGTAAGTAATATAGTTGTTAATGAAGAAGGTACTTTTATAATCGAATTACTATTTATATTACCTTTTTCTCCTTTAGTTACATAATATTTAACCGTTATCTTTTGACCTACATCGGGTATCTTACCAAATTTACCATCTCCAAATATTATTATAGGATTACTAGATTCATCTATAGTAACCATAAAATGTTTATCAGTGGGTTTACTGTAAGCAAAAGTATCTACTTGAGTCCAAGTATCATTGTTTAAAGTTAACTGTACTCCCTTATGTTCTATAAAGCTATCTCCCAGATTATTTTCTAATATCAAATTTCCTCCTGGATATATTTGATTATTTAAGGGAGTATCTTCTATAAATTCATGTTGTACCAGAGATAGTATACAATTAGAACTATTATTATCCCATTTAACATCCTGAGTATTTTCCCAATGATTACCAAATATATCTATAAAGACTAAACCTTTAGGAATATTTACCTTAGCTCCTGTATTAGCTCCCTGTAATTCCCTACTGAGAATTACATCTACAGTAGCAGGATTAGCTAGATGAGCATGGTAATCTACTAATAAACCTTGATTAACTACGCTACTATATTTCCGGGCTGTAGTTAAAAAAGCTTCTCTAGCCATATTGTCTATATAGTAATGCAGTACTTCTGCAATAGCTGCAAACAAAGAAATTATGATTACAAATATATTACCTTCTGATAAATCAGTTATCAAAGGTTTACCTTCTTTATCCTTAAAATCTTTTAAAGCCGATATCATATCAGTCCTAATAGACTGAAAAGATCTACTTAAAGTATTTGTCCATTTATTGCTTAGCATATTATATTTGATTTAAGTTATAATTTATTAATACTGAACCTTCCTTACCAGTAGATAAAATCTCATACTCTACAAGTATATCTAATATTTGATTTATCCTGGAAGTAGTTATATTCTTAAGAGCAATTCTACCCTCATAAGGTGATATAGCAATATCTATGAATTGCTGTATCATAAAGTTTAACTTTTGAGTATTAGGTTCCTCTAAACATTCATTTAATCGGTTACCAAAATATTCTTGTCTAAATCTAAAACCCAATTCATAAGTAAGGATAGATTGAATATTATTCTCTATTAATCTGGTATCATTGTATACAGGGTACCAACCTGTTTGTCCTTCAGAGTTTTTCCCTAACTTTATAGGGAATAAAGCTCCATTACCTATATTATCCATGTTTATTAGTGTAAAGTTGATTCATCAGAATATTCTTCTTTATTAAAAGTAGAAATTGGTTTCGTTACCACATTAGCTGTAGTAGAAGAAATAGCAGGGTGAGTATGAGTGTTATATAGGTTCTTCAATTCATCTATTTCCTTTACTAATTTATTTAACCTATTGGTTAATGAATTTATACTAATTAAAGGCTCATCACCGTTATTTAATATAACCTGCTGGCTAGAATTTAATCTAATTTTATTAGCACTAATTACTATACCATCTTCACTAGAAGCTACTATAGATAATCTATTCGCTGCCTCTATATGAATTTCTCCTGTTCTATCATTAATAAGTATTTTAGTACCCTTTGGAGTTACTATTCCACATATATCAGGATCTTCAAATTCTTCGGGAGATTGATTCATAGACCATCCATGATAAATCCATAAAGGATTTCCGGGATTACCTTTTTCAAAAAGTACATATACTATATCACTTTTCTTAGGTAAAGGGAATAATCTAAAACCGCAATTTTCTGAACCATGACTTCCAAAGGGTATAGCCCATGTAATTACATCTACATCTGGTACATAAACCTGCAGACGATCCATATTAAAAGGATCATCTATATCCATTACTACTGCTCGATAAATGGAATAATACCTACCTATAGATTCTACTCCATTATCTACTAATTGAGATAATAAACCCTCTGCCATATTATTTTTTCTTCTTATTTACATTATTCCTCTTCATAGCTGATTGGAAGTTCTTAGAAGTATACTTACCTTTTGGAACTTTTATATTGGGATCTATACCGATATTACCAGTACTATGTACCTTAACAATTCTACCATTCTTACCTTGAACTACTTGAGTAGTATAGCCTGGAACTTTAATTCCATATCCCTTAGCTTCACTAGCTCTTCTTCTAGCAATATTATTAGCCATGTTACCTACTAACTTAGAAATCTCAGTATCTGACATACCTGCTTTCCTACCATTTTGTATTACAGCATCTACAGCAGCATTCTCTGAAGCAGTCCAAGGTATATCTAAATAACCCTGCCAAGTTGAATTATTACCTTTTGGAGATTTAGTTTTAAGATTTTGACCTGAAGAATTCTTAGTCTTCTTCCTCAATTCGGTATGATTTTTAGCCGATACAGGATTAGATGAAGCCTTAGTATTATCTACAGTACCTTTCTGAGTATTTACTAATGAAGCATTTCCTGAAGCTCCTGGTTTAGGTAAGTGTTTCTGTAATTCTATATCACATATATAACCTTGTCCAGGTTCTATTAGATGAGTAACTTTCTTTACATACCATTGACCTGAGTATTTCTTACCAACGTTATATAAACCTAAACTGTTAGAGACCTCTATATCAGGATTACCTATTACTCTTACAGTAGCTAATAATTGTTTTTCTTTCTTACCTTTACCAGCATTATGTAAAGCTTTCTTAACATCTCCCAAGAGATTACTAAAATTAGGAGCTTTCTTTCCATCTAAGTTTCTACCTAAAGCATCTTGAACTACTTGGGCTCCATTAGTAAAAGTTCTATATCCTCCATATCCAGTATACATAATATCAACTGTACCGCCAGTCATTATAACTTGCTTGAAAGTGGGATTAGGAGAACCATGTATAGGTACTAATTTTTTAAAGGTGTAAAGCTTTTCACTACCAGGTATAAGATTAGCACCACTTAATTTTCTTTTAACTTGATTTTTAACTACCCAAGTTTTTAAAGCTTTATCTGAAGCTTTTTTTACAGATTGAGGACCAGTGTTTTCAAAAGGTGATAGAGATATAGTAAATCTTTTAGTACTGTAATCATTAAAATCTACACTCTTAGCAGGTACATTATAATTAGAAGCACTCTCCATGAAATCATTCTTATAGTATTGGGCATAGGGACTGTTTTCTCCATAATCTTTGATAGCATTTATGGCTAATATCCATTTCTCTTTTAACATAGGATTCTTTTGGAATAGATAATTCAATTGAGCATTTCTATCCGTCTTACCATAAGCTTCTTTTATAGCTTTATTAATTTGAGCTTGTTTTTGACCAGGAGTTTTACTATTATATTCTCTAGTTAATCTCTGTCCTTCCCAGATAGAATTAACATATCTAGATTCTAATTTACCCTCTTGTTTTCTCCATAATTTCCAACCTTCTCCGTAGCCATTTCTTCTCATAACATCCTCTACTGTATCAGTTCTATTGATAGAAAATCTCTTATTATATTTTTCTAAAGTTTCACTACCTAAGTCTGAAGGAATTTCTGAACCATCGGGTAAAAAGAATTCATCTAATTTACCAGTTATCTTACCTAAACCTTTACCTAAAGCATCTATGGCAGATTTAACTCCTGCAAAAGGTTTATAAACCTCTTGTATAGTAAAGGTTGCTGAAAGTAATTCTCCATTTTCTCGGTTATAAGTATAATCATGTACATTGCTTATGGAATTCTTCCTATTATGTATATACACAACTCCGTCCCTGGAATCTATATACCAGGGACCATTTCTGAAAGTAGAGAATTTTTTCTTAAGTTGTACTAATACATTATTACCTGCCATACCTACAGTATTACCAAGTAAGTTATTCAATTCTTCATCAGTAACAGGAGTAGGATCTAAACCAGAAAAATTATTAGCATATAATACTATCCTCTTAGGGATAATCTCCTCTTCTATAGTAATAGGTTGTATATGTTCATAAATCTGATTACTTATTAATCTTGGCTCTGCTTTCATACTATTCAAACATTTCTATAATTACACCTACGTCTTGACCAAAACCATTATCCATATAATCTAGCATAGTTACATCATCTCCTGAAGGTTTGAAAGGGATTGAATGCCTCAAATCAGTAACAGAATCTTTAACCATAATAGATATATGAGTTCCACTTTCATCAAAAGATAGAGATACTTGTTTTACTACTAATTTCTTAGGTTTAGAAGACTTAGTAAGACCGTTAGAAAATATATACCCATACTGAATAATGATAACTCCATTCTCATTTAATTCACTCATATTCACTAAATCAGGATTAGAGTTATCAATTTTAATAGTACCATAGTCTTCTGCTTCTTCACTTAATTTTAATTCAAATGAAGTTACATAAGCTCCCAGAGGTACTCCAGTATCAGGATTCTTTAATGGTTGACCATCCTCATTGAAGAAAGCTATATAAGGAGTACCAGTACCCTGCATCAAAGTATAATGACTAGACTTACCTTGGCTAGGTTTAAAGTTTACCTCCTTATTTTCTTTCTTTACTTTAATCTTTGCCATTTTAATTTGGTATTAAGATAATATCTCCCTTATTTATATCTAAAGGATCTACTATTTCATTGAAATCTGCTATATCAGCCCATCTTCCTGAATCATGGTAATACTTGAAAGCTATACTATGTAAAGTTTCACCTTCAAGTACTGTATGTTGTATACCACTATCAGCTAATGAATCATTTAATTCTCTTTCTAAGGAATAATCTCCTTCGTCATAACTTAACCTATAGACTTTATCTATATTGTAAGGACCTGTTGCCATAATAATTTATTTTTAGAAACCTTTTATACCTTGAACTCCTCTTAGAGAATCATCAGAAATTATATCAGAATAAGTAATACTTCTTGCACTAACTCTCTTAAATATTAATTCCTGTGTAGCCAGACAAGGTTTTAATCCCCTTTTAGTATAACCTGGTTTAGGTATTAATTGATTAGAATGAGGATCTAATATCCTTGCATCTGTTTGCCAACCTGATAATTTGTAAGAAGCTGATTGAAGAATAAAGTAGTATTTAGGACCTTTCATGTTTTCTCCAGTTTCAGCATTAAAATTACCAAATATACCTCCAGTACCCCAATCTATTTGTAATAAAGGAGGAGCTTTTTCATAACCATCTGCTTTGCTCCATCTTTCTAATAATCTACATTTAGCTAATACATCTTGAGGATTTTTAGGATCATTAGCATACCAAGATATATTAAACTGTATGGTAGTTTCTGAACCAGTATAATGATACATGGGTAAGTTTCTACCACTGGAATTTATAACAGCCCAGGTACCTTCTGAACTAATTTCTAAATCCTTAGGTATAGTTTGTAATTCTATACTCTGTATAGGGTAAGTGAAAAAATTATATATACTGATTGTAGGTTTAGATTTACTTAATTGTTGCCTACGACTTTCTCCAGTTAAATTAGCTGGAATTATATCTTCTTTATTAGGGTGGAAACTTATCTGTAGTCTAGATTTAAAGTTTTTATTTAATAAAGTTGATTTACTACTTACTACTGGTTTATACTGTTGTTTTTCTGAACCATTTTTTAAACTTGGAGTTGCATTAGTATTTGGAAATACTTCATCAGGATTATCCTTTTCTCCAGGTTTAGTAACTCTATCTAATAATATTTTAGCCCTCCATATCTTATTAGCTTCGGAAGTTAAGATAGTAGTTACAGTATCACTACTCGTATAATCTCTTACATCTGAAAAGATTTTACTAACTTTCTTAGGAATAATATTTGCCATAATATTTCATATTACATTCCATAATCATTCATTTCAAACTGAGGACCTCCCAAATCTACGCTAGCCTTATCTCCATCAGAGAATGTCCCTACGTTACTTCCATTTAAATCTATACTTATAGAAGCAGCTTTACCATTGGCAATAGCTCTAACTAATTCGGCATCTCTCTGAGCTTGACGTTGTTCAGCTGATTTAATCTGTTGCTCTTTACTATTACTATCACCCTTTAAGAAATCCAAAATACTTGGGATAAAAGATATACCTAAGGATAATCCAAATCCCCATGGACCCATTAAAAATCCTAAACCCTTAGAAGCTATATTAGCTATACCACTTCCAACTTTAGCTAATGGAGCAGCAACATAACTAGATAGAGATTTAGGTAAGAAATTTTTCAAAGATCTAAACAAGGGAGATTTACCATGGGGATTTTGAGTAGGAGTAGGAGGTCTATTAGAACCCATTGCAGCACCCATCATTAAAGCTTCTTCAGGAGAAACAAAAGTACCACCAGGTTTACCATTAGCTGAAGTAAACCCTTTAGCTACTCTATATCTTAATCTACCGTTCTTATCCAATTCAGTTGTATAACCATCTCTAAGAGGCATTAAATTTCCTCTTTTTCCAACCATACCTATACCAGTAGATAATCCTTGAACTACAGCCATTCTGTTTAAAAGTAACATACAATTTCTCAAATGAATCTCCATCTGAGAAGCAGCAATATTACTTGCACCCATATTAGTTTTAAATAGGTTACTAGCTGTATTGGTACTTCTCATAGTTGAAGTTATATTCTTCATTCCTATTACAAAGAATCCAAATAGAGCTCTTATACCTTTGAACATAGTAAGTAGAGTTAAACCCTGTATAAGTATTTTACCTAAGCCACTTTTACTAAAGTTATTTATAGTAGTAAAAAAGTTTCCTGCTAAGTGCATTAAAGGTACAAATACTTTTGCTAATACAGCTCCACCAGTAACCTTTAAGTTTTCAAAAGCTGAAGACATCATTTGAATAGCTCCCAATGGAGTTTCCATTTTCTCTTCCATGGTTTTTTCAGACCAACCTTCAGAAGTATTTAATTTACCCATTATCTCAGCAAACTTATTATTATGTTCATAATCCTGAACTAATGAGTACATAGCTCTAATACCTCTCTGGCCAAAAAGATTAAAGTATACCTGGTACTGATCTACAGAAGACATTCCTCTGGTTTTTTCAGATATTAATTGTACCAATTTAGCTATAGGTATTAATTTACCTTGAGCATCGGTTAAAGTATCTTTATCTAAACCTAAAGCTTTTAATACCTTAGCTCCACCCTTAGAAGTTCCTGAGATAGCCTTATTGAACATATTTATAGCATTGGAAATAGCTGTACCTGCCATTGAACCCTGAATACCTGAGTTACCTAATACTCCTATAGCAGCTACATGTTCTTTAATGTTCATACCAGCCATTCTAGCAGTAGCTCCAGAATATTTGATAGCCTGAGCTAAGTCTTCCATACTAGTATTAGCAGAAGTTACACCTACTCCTAATACATCAGCTACAGATTTAGCCTTACTTGGGTCTAAGTTATACATAGACATGATATTAGTCATCAAGTCAGCAGTACCTCCTTTCTGACCCATTGGCATATTAAAGATAGCTGCTAATTGAGCAGCAGGTTCTACAGCTCCTTTTATCTGTTCAAAACCCATACCAGCCATAGCCATAAACTTCTGACCAGAAGTAATATCCATAGCAGTAAGAGGGTTTCTCAGGTTGATAGCTTGAGCTTGTTCTAGGAGTTCTTTCTGATGATCTAAACCATCATTAATCATCTTAGTAGTTAAGAAAGAATTATCCTGAACCTTTGCAGAATATTCAAAAGCTGATTCAAGGCTTTTAAGAACATTCATACTCATAGCTACGGTATTAGCAAAACTTGTTTGAGCATTATATGCTGTCTGGGTTATACCATTCATCATATTATGCCAAGCTCTACCTATATTACCTGCAGGAGTTGTAAACTGATCTCTGAGTGACATTGAAATACCAATATCAACTACAGATGAGCTATTTCCAAACATATTTAATCAAGCTTTTTAGCGTTTTCTTTTTGAAAATCATAATATGCTTCAGCTATTAATCTGAAGCGTTCTCTTACTCTTAACGGAAGACGTAAAAAGCAGAAATAATCTCCAGGATTGATTTCTGCTCTTTGTATATAAACATATTGATCTACCAAGGGTATGAATCTGGGTATCTTTCTCTTTAATACTAATTCATCAGATAAACCCTCAGCTTCTTCATTTACGCTTCCGTTGGAAAGAAAAAATGAGGAGCTCCCAGTATAGGATATAAACTCTTCTCATTGGTACGGGGATTAACTATCTCTACAGTACCTTGCCATATAGGATCTATCTCATGAACAATAGATCTCATTTCAGACATATCCTTTATAGTAAATAAAGAGAACTGTTGTACTGTTTCCCAATTACCATTAACCTTTAATTTTAAACCTCTAGCAAGTAACTCAGCATTACGAGTTTGTTTATCTATAGGTAAGGATAAAGACCAAGCTTCTGCATTACCGTCCATGAGATTAAATTTGATTTCTTTGCCACTACTAAGGGTTACTTCATAATCCTTAAATTTTAAAGTATGCAGTAATTCTATATCCTTGTACGGTTTAATAGCGTCTGGTTTATCTTCTAGAGCTTCTTTTGTAATATTAGTATAATCATCAAATATTAATTCTCTAAGATCTTGACTATAGTAAGTAGGCTCAGATTCTAAAGGCCAACTATAAGTAAAATCCAATTCTTCTCCTATAGAGAATATCCTTGATTGAATAAGTATAGCATACCTATCTCTCAAAGGTAAATTCAAAGCATCTATGGGAGTTAACTTAGTTGATTCTGTAAAATCAGTTTTTATTACTATTCTAGAAATAAAATTAGTGATGTTCATTAGATTATGAGCATCTGAAGGATTTGAGAGGACTTCTTCATCTTCTCCATTTTCTTCCCTAATTGTGTACTTGTAACCTGAAGGTCCAATAAATTCTTTTGTTAAAAAATCCATGTTTTTAAAAGTTTAAATTTAAATGAAAATAGGGAGTATGACCTATAAGATCTTACTCCCTATCCAATATTAATTGATTAATACTTATCTATAGTTCCTACAGAAAATTCTATTTTTTCTATAGTATTTTCAGAAGCAGTTCTATCGAAATCTAAACCATCTATCTTCTTTGGCCAAACTTCAGTTAATGAATGAGTATTAAGTATAGTTTTACCATCCTCAGCTAATTCATTAACTACCATAGTTGACCAATAATCAGATGGTACTAAACCTCCTCCCAATATATGATCTTGGCAAGAATTAAGCCAATCCCATACCCAAGTATCAGAACCAGAAGTGATAAGAAGTTTTTCTACTATTAGAGTACCTACTTTTACTCTACCGGCAGTTTTTACATCCCTATTAATATCTCCATGCTCTACCTCATCTATAGAGATTTCAGGTAGAGTACATTTTTGACAGAGATAAGGATTTATAGGATGTTGTGCAAATTGTAAACTCCATAGGAATTTTTTGCGTGGGTTTTTTACTTTTGCTGACATATCTTATGATTTTAATTATTTACTTTTACAGTAGTAACTTTTGAAGATGAATCAATAGCAAGAGTTATATTCATCTCTTGTAAAGATAATACATCTTTAAAGGTAAAGATAGTTTTATATCTACCCTGTCTTACTTCGTTTTCGGTATTAATTACCAAATCCTTCCATGAAGTAGCATTTTGATCACCTTGCCATACAGGATCTGTTATATCAGAATTATCAACCCAATTAGATATAGGCTTCTGAACTTCAAGATATATCTTTGCCCAAGTAGACCAATGATTAGGCTCTTCTATAAATGAATCCAGAATAGGTCTTAGGGTCTTCTTGATATTAAGAATTAACCCTGTAACTCCTATAAATCTAAAAGAATCCTTCTTTATCTGGTCTGTGAAATTATGCCATAGAACAGTTTGTTTACCATAAGATGGAGTATCTTTCACTACAAATAGGTTTATAGAAGCAGCAGCTAAATTACTTAGATTACTAATTCTACCAGGTCCACCGTAGTTAGGACATACTGTACCATTAGCATCTGGTACTACTCCTCTGTTTAAACCCGAAAAAGATCTACTGTAACTATATACTGAACCACTAGTATCAGCTAAACCAAGTACAGTACCAAGAACATCTGAAGACTGTTGTATACCATTATCATTTGAATACATCAGACCTCCTCCAAAATAAGATATCCATTTAGAGTGACCTATAGCATCAGTAACTGATTTTTTATAGGCAATCATATCGGTATCTTTCATAGGTTCATTAGTACCTACTTTAAACTTAGGTATTTCGATATATAATTGGAATTCATCAGCTTCATCTACTATCTCTTTAGCAGCTTTATATACTTTAAAAAGTTCTACCTGAGATAGATGTTGATGAATATGTGATAATCCTACATGATAAGAATCGATGCAATCATAAACTAAATCTAAAGCATCTACCCATTCTTTAGATTCTGGAGCTTTAGTTTCACTTGTACCTATAGTATAGGTATTAGTTTCTGAACCTGTAATAGTAACCTTAGTTCTACTACCATCTATCTTTGCTAACCAATTCAACAAGGATTCTACAGATTCAAGTGATTTACTTGCAGTATTATCTCCTGAAATTATTAACTTTAAATAGGGATTATTGAAAATAAAATTACTGAGGGATATATAATCTATAGAAGTATTATTTAAAGCATCAGCATTGTGATAGTTGATTATAGAACCAGAATCCAATATAGTTCCATCAGCCCCAATTACTGAATATAATAAAGAATTATCTGATTCTTTAGTAGTTACTGTAAAAGTATCACCACTACCGATTGGATCACCATTACTACGAGTTATAGCTTTAATAGTTACAGCTTTACCGTCTGCAGCGATTTTAATTAAAAAATCTTTTGCAGTTTCAGCAGGGTTAGCTAATTTTACTTTTCCTGGTGTAGCACCAGGACCTACTACCCGAATTATATGAAGTTTAGAACCCTTTAATAGAGCAGTTTCAATATTAGATATTGAACCATCAGGTACAATTTCACTACCATAAATTCTCTTAAATTGAGGTAATGAAGTGATTAATGTAGAGGGGTCCATAGAAGATCCTTTAGTAGTTCTACATAATACTGTAGAAATACCCAAAGTAGGACTACTTTTTTCAATATTATGGTTTATAATATTGAATTTTACTTGAGGTGTATTTGGCATATTTTTAAGAATTTAATTTATTTAATATGTGTGATTAAAGTATCGTTTTTATATAAGTGAACTAAGATATATCTCTTCATCACTTGAGTGATTTTTGAGTAAACATGAGATATCATTTATTTTTGATATGTTAACATCTTTTACTATAGTAGGTAGTAAACCATCCCTTACAGTATATGTATATACCTTTTCTAATAATCCATGACTTAGATCCTGGTGATCATAATAATTACCTACTTCTACATATAGATTACCAGTTTTTAAAGATTCTGATTCTTTCCAATCTTTTAATCGTTTACCTATATAAGGTTTAATATACCCTCTAGCAGGTAAGGCTTTATACATTATATCATGTAGTAATCTCATCTCATTTTGAGTTGAAGCTACTAAATGTACATCTATTAAGATATCCTTAGTCTCATAACTAAAATCTAAGATATTTTCATTATACTCATCTAAATCCTCTTTAGGTAATCCTATACTACCTGGATAATAGCTCTTTAGTTCTAAAGTAATCCTTGGAGCTTCTTTAGCTCCTCTAGATTGATTGTTACCTATACCAAAAATACTTATAAATTTACTACCTATAGCTTCCCTATCTATATTATATCTCCTCTCACCATCTAAAGAAGGTAAAGGAGGAGTTTTATTATAATCCAAATAATCTTCTGGATTGATAGTAAGATTCCTTTCTAAAGTCTCATTTAATAAACTTATATAGAAAGTATTTTCTATAATTTCTTGTGAAGTTACCATATTATCTAAATTTTAAGGCTCTTCCCATGTTATTTCACCATCTTTTTCCTTTTCAAATACAGGATAAATATCATTCTTATTATCCCATATAAAAGTATTTTTATAATACCAGTTATATAGGTTGATATAATCTATATTCCTTTCATCTCCCATTGATTTTTTAATATTCTCTCCAGCATTATTACATAGATTACCTTGTAAGGCATCAGCAAACGTACTACTTTCAAGATAACCTAAATCAATATCTTCTTCTACACCTGATATATTTATAAAACTAGGAGATATACTATGTAAAACTTCATTAGTTTCTTTTGGACCTTCGTGTATATCTTGTCCAAAAGCTCCCTTTCTTACTAAATCCCAGAATTGAATCTTGTTTTGTAATTTATATGATTTTACCATACCAGTAACAATCCCCTCAGGAGGAATTCTATTATTCCAACTAATTCTTATGTGATAAGGTTTTGTACTGTGATTACCTTCTTGAGTAATTTTATCTTTTGGCAGTCTAAGTATAATTTTATCCTGGGGAGCTAGATAAACAAAACCCTTAACACCTTTATTCAAATCCTGTCCGAATTTATAAGTTTTAGAAAGATCTATAAGTATATCACCAAAATAAACTCTGTTTAATATCAAATCTTCATTATAAGCTACTTGGTCTCTGGGTAATTGAACTTTCCTAATCTCTTTATAATATTTATATAAAGAATTAAGGCTTAAAAAATGCTTAGCTCTATAATCATATACCCATATAATTTCTCGGATCTGATTTAAAAAATTAGGATTAGCTATATCCATAGAATGTAATATATTTACTGACCTTACACCTTTTAATGATTTGGTATATAGATATGCTAATGGACCTGATTTGGGTTTTTCAAAATCCCTATAATCTGGTAAACCATCCTTACCTATAGCATATTTTAAAAGATTATAACTGGTCTTAGGTACAAACCTATCTTTATGTACATTAGCTATTTTAAATCTTACTTTATCTAAGGTTTTACCATTTACCTTTAAATCATATTCTTCTTGATATATATTATCTAAAGGCTTACTACTCTTTGGTGTTACTTTAACAGTACTATTACCAGTGCCAGATTTAGGCTCTAGTTCAAAATTTGTTTCTGCCATATTTATATTCTTCTTATTTGTTTACGTATTTCTAGAATTAACTCTTTTTTAAACTTATCTTTCATACTACTATCCCATAGTACAGTCCATAAAGGTCTTGGAGGAAGTTTACCACTAACCGAGCCAAACTCTAACATTTTAGCCACTTGAGTTAAAGTTTTACCTTTAGAACTTTTACCATCAGGTCTAGTTTTAATCAATCCCGGAGGTAGTCCTACTGCTATATGCTTACCTCTTTTAATAGGTTTTATATTTCTCCAATATTGAGATGACCAGTATAGTAATGTATGAGATCCTATAGTTTTGATAGTATTAATACTATGAGGAGGCCAAGATACTCTACTTCCAGGAGGAGGCATTCCTCTAGATATACAGGTTTTAGCTATCCTTGCTAATCTATTAGCAAATCTCATAGCAGCTACCTCATAAGATTTACTCAGTATACTTGGACATTTTTGTATCAATCTCTCAGCTTGAGCTTGCTGATTTAGATTAACGTATATATCTATTTCTCCAACTATAGTTGGTAAAGTAATTTGTAAAGATTTCATTAATCTACTTCATCATAATCCCAACCTTCAGGATGACCACTTTCTCCGAAAGGCCATTTACTATTCTTTTTCTTAATAAATTTACCTACATTAATAGGTACACCAGATACCCAATTTTCAGTGATATTCTCTAAGGTTGTAAAATTATCATCTTGATTGTTTAACATACATTTGATATATCTTAGAGAAGTACAATTAGCAAACATATCCATATAAGCCATTTTTATATCTTCTGATACCTCTTCTACTAATAAGTCTGGAGCTTTAGTTAAAGAAGTACAGTTATTAAACATATTACTATAACAGCTCATACTTAATTTAGTAGCTAATAAGTCTGGAGCTTTAGTTAAAGAAGTGCAATTAATAAACATATAAGCATAACAACTCTCTTTAGCAGTTAAAGCAGGTAATACTTCTGGACCCTTGATTAGTTTGATACAATCCCTAAATAACCCTACATAAGCATTATTCTTTAATTCACTCTCCATTATTAAATTTGAAGCATCTATAACTGGTGTTCCTCTAAATAAATTTTTCTTAGCACCTTTACCTAAAGCTTCTATATACCCACTTAAATTATAATCTCTTCTTAAACATATTCTTGGAGTAGAATCATGTATAGTTTCCCATTCTCCACTAATTAATTTAATAAAGATAACCTGATTTTGATTTAATATAATCTGTTCTGTAAGTGGCTTAGATTCTTCATTCAGATTTAACTTATAATGTAATACCACATTACTACCTTCTGGTAAATATACTTGGAAGTTATTCTTATCATATAAAGAAGTAATACCTAACCATTTATTATTTTCACTATCAATACATTGCTCGGGTTTTAATTTATTTTCAGTATCTGAATTGAGAAGATAAAAAGGTATAAAATTTTTGTAAGTTACACTGGATATTGAAGTATTATTTAATATGCTCATATTAGAATCATCCTTTGGATCAGCATTTACCCTAATAACCTCTTTATTAATTAAATAGGATTGTCCTGAGATATTTACCTTCTTATAATAAGCTTCTAAACTAGTAGAAACATTAAGCATATCAGGATAATTATATTTTGGTTGAAACGGTCCATATATAAAGAATCTAACTGAATTTATTAAATAATATACAGTAGGACATCTCTTTAATATATCTTGTATAATTTGATTAAACAAAGATGTTATAACCTCTTCCATTACAGCCTTTTCAATATTAGCCTTTTTTATTATACTATGTGTTATAGATATTTCTAATACACTGCAATTAGCTTTTAATATTGAACCATGAAAATTAAGGTTATAATATACATTCCCAAAAATAGTATTATTAGGTATGATAAAATGATATCCAGGTTGTAGATATCTGTATAAACTTATACACTCAATATAAGGTTCATCAACATAATTACTAAATCTTTCTCCTTCATTATAACCTACACTAGTCCAACCAGGATATTTACCATCTAAGGCATTATAATGTAATATTCCATGATATTTTAAAATATGACCTTCCCTGGATTCTAATATTAAAAGACTTTTACTCCAATCTACTACATCTTTTTTTACATCATACTTAGAAATATTTATAGGTTTATAATCATTCTCTACTAATTTGGTTAATATAAAAGGAGTTTTCTTAGGTATATGTATAAAACAATTATCTCCCGAAAATTCATATGATTTATATATTAGTTTATTATAAGCAGTACTAAAATCTACTCCTACTACTATATCTAATCTATATTTTATTTTACTTGTATCTATACTGCTTAAATCTTCAGTACCGGCTAAACATAAAACTCTATTTTTAGTAAAAAAAGATATATATTGAACTCCTATCTTCATATTTACTCTTGATAGAAAATCTGTATCTTTATCATCTATGTATATTCCTTCATTTTCTAAATCATTATTTAAAGTGTTAAACCTACTTTTTATATAATCTATTATTAACTTAAGAGTACTTTTTAAACCTTCACTATCAAGTATCTTTAAAATTCTATCCATAGTAACTCTATTATATTAATTCTTTAAAAATATCTTCAATCTCGGATTCAGTTAAAACCTCTACACCTGATATAGATTGAGACTTTAAAGTTTTTACATCTTCAATAAGCTGCTCAACCTCTTTGGTTAATTTCTTGTATAGATCAAAACCATCGTATCCTAAAAGTCTCATCATATCTTTTATAAATATATCCACGTTAGATATGAAAAGTTCAAGATTATCATAATCAGCTTCATGAAGAGCTTTTATAACTTTCTCTTTATAGAAAGCTTTTATAATTTCTCCTACATCAGATTTATTTTGATAGTGGGCATCATTAGTTAATTCAGATACTTTAGTTTTATCTTTTAACTTATCTAGTTTTTCTTTTAATTCATTGGTAAAATCATTAGTAGATAATCCTTTACCAATCTCTAGATTTACTTTATCAGCTATGCTTAGTATTAGTTTTTGATACTCTTTTTTAGTACCAGTATAACCTGAAGCTACTAAATCATCATAGTAATTTTGAAGTAACCTCTGGTCTATTTCTTCACATGTATAATATTTACTTTCGTACATACTGTATTTATTTAAGTTTTACCGTTGAATAAAATACCATCTTTACCAGCAAAAGCTATTTTACCTTTACCCATAAAACCATATTCTATTTGGTATATCCAATCTAATTTGGTATCTCTATCTCTTTTCAGAATTATTAAAAATAATAAAGCTTCATCTTTAGCTTGAGCTATCTGAGTATCTCCTGTAGGTTTATATACCATTCCATTTATTACAAATCTATCTTCAGACCAATTGAAATCCCAATATCCACTATCATCTCCTTCAAAAAATTTATTAGGTAACCAATACTTACCATCATCAAGATGTTGAATATAATCAGCAGATATCATTAGAGATAAATTTTCTTCATCTGATTCTCCAGTTGTTGATTGTATATTTATTGGCCAATTCCTAAAAGCATTATAATAGCAAAGAGCTTCTATCAGAATCTTATAATAAACAGGATGATCATCTTCTCCATTGTAAAGCATCTGATTAACATGTTTAGCCCATATTACTGTTTGCCTACCTGAATCAAAATTAAGAAAATTCTTTATAGTTTTTTTATACCTATCCCAAGATTTATTACTAACTAGATAGGTTTTATCTTTAGTAGCCATAACTTACTTAGGTATTAAAGTTACAGAATTAGAATCATTCAAAGGGTAAGTTGGATTAGGTCCTCCAAGTGGACCGGGATTTCGCCTATTTACTACTCTCGGCTGTATAGGTTTATTTACTACATCACAGAAAGGTAAGTATATCTCTAAACGTTGAGCTAAAGTACATAGATTCTGCTTAATCTGATCTACTATTCCTCCTGGTTGTAATGCTTTAATATAAGTACTGAATATTTTAGAAGAAGCTTCTGTAGTTTTATCAAAATACTCTACTTCAGTAGGACCAGTAACAATCTTTTTAATTCGTTGTTCTACATCATCACCTTCTCCTGATTCTGTACTACTTTCTTTGAAAGATATTCCAGTATTTAATAATATCTTAGATAATTCTACATTAAGAAAATCCCATACAGCTAATTCCATGATTAGTTGATTCTCTAATCCTTCATAATAAAGTTCATCATTATAATACTCTAATGGTATCTCCTCACCTTCAGCCCTATTTACTAATGGTTGAATGTAAAGCTGCCACTTATTAATATAAGTATTCTTTTCCTCTGGAGTTAATTCTTTTCTAATCTCTTTAGGTATATAATAATTAATTAAATTATATATACTGTCAGAAAGTCTAGTTTTAACTAAATCAGATAATACAAGGTTTTTAGATAATTCTTTACTAGAACTACCATCTTCTGTGGTTATTGTTAAAGTTATAGTATAGAAACCTCTCTCTTTAAAAATATGAACAGGGTTTTTTAAATCAGAGGTAGGTGTAGAATCACCAAAGTCCCAGGAAAATTGAGATTTCACTGGGACTTTGCCTATAATTCTAAATGATACCTCTAGACCTTTAACCACATAAGCAAAGTCTAAGTTATCAAACATAATTCTAATTTATTAATTCATAAGAGCTTCTATTATAGAAGTAACAGTATCTCCTTCTTCTACTTCTACTCCATTGTTTTCAGCAATATGAGTAATTTCCTCTAAAGTGAAAGCTTCTGCAATCTTTGCAACTTCCATTCCTGATTCTACTAAAGACTTAAATTTCTCTTGTAGTTCGTTAACATCTACTTCGTGGATATTTTCCTCAATATTACTTACAAGTACTAAATGACCAGTAGCTAGAGCTCTCTTAACTCTGGTACTATTGTATTGACGAGAAGTTAATTCTTTAACCTCTCCTCTACATATGTTAATACCAGTAGAAGGATCATAGAAACTGTAAGCTTCTGCACCTACTGATATATATTTAACATTTTTATTATCTGATTTTTTTGATTTACCCATTGTTTTTATGTTTTAAGTTAAAGTAATGGAGAATAATTTACACCCTCCATTACTAAAGATTAATTACTATGCCAAGTTTACAGAAAGGAATGGATCAATATTCATGAATGCAGGGAATCCATTAGAAGTAAACAGCTTATCTGCAGCCATTAGAACAGCAGCATCCTGGTACATCTTACTAAAACCTGTAGTAATAGTAGCATAAGTAGCCTGAGTTTGGTTACTTACTATTCTTTCTGATTCAAGGGTAAGCTCCTTAGCAGTAAGCTTAATCAAAGCAGCATTTTTATCCACCATAAGAATATTCTTGGCAGGAGTTCCTGGGTGAATGAAGAAATTAGCTTGATTAGGTACTGGAGATTTAACATTAAGTGTAGCTTGTGTAGTACCCTGTTCTCTCTTTTTGAATTCTGGTAGATCCAGCATAGTAATTGCTTGATCTTCAGAACCTATAATATTTTGGTAATTACGACCAAGACGAGAAGCTCTTACCCAAAGACGAAGAAGATCTTTGTAAGTAATACCATTAGTAGTTGATTCTACTCCAATTACCGGAGCAGATTCTGCTCCATTAGTCATATTACCATTAAGGAGTACATCCATTGCCAAGGTGTCCATAGCATAACCAAGCTGAATACCAAAGTCACGAAGATAAACTCCCAATACATCAATAGATACGTAATCACGAACCTCATCAGTAAGCTTAAAGCCCTTACCAATCTTAAAGATAGATACCTGCTTCTCACCATAAGAGATATCTCCTAATGGAATAGTCTCTGCTTCATTAACCTTTGCAGGTTGAGCATCAGACATATTAACATGAGGCATAGTTATCTTTAAACCACTTACATGTTCCTCAGTAGATATAATTTCCTTATAGAAAGGAGCCTGACGAATCCCAGTGTATATGGCTGCACGAATAATCTCAGGTACTAACCAACGTACATTTTGATTAGGCATTGTGAAGATATTCTGGATAGTAGTCATCCTTGGATTAATACCTATCTTATCATAGAAATCTTCCATACTAATACCAAATTTTTCTTTTACCATTTCAGTAAGAGAAATATCGGTACATACTTGATCTTTGCTACCTGCTCGGCTTGCGTCCATGAAACGAACCATTTCAGGTAATTCTTTGATGAAATCGGCTGATTTCATTTTACTAAGATCTATTATTTTTTCTGACATATTATAATAATTTTTTAAATTTTATACTTTACTGTAGTTATCGTACAATTACTTGTACAATTTCTGTTTCTTATACACATTTG